AATATTAAACGGGCACAGCGTACTAATTATTGCTGATAGAGTTGAATTTTTAAGGAAAGTTAAAGAAAATGTTGGAGAAACGTGTTTGTTGGTTACTGGTTCCGAAGGGGATAGAGACCTTGCAAAAGAACAAATACTATCAGGAGAAAAAAGAGCCATTGCAGGTTCACGTCAAATCTTCTCAGAAGGCATATCTATTAACAGGCTCTCGTGTGTAATACTTGCTATACCAATGTCTAATGATAGTTTGCTGGAACAAATCGTGGGTAGGATACAGCGAAAGTTTCCAGATAAACTAGACCCGTTAGTAGTAGACATTAATTTTGCTGGATACGCCGATAAAAAACAAAATAACGATAGGCTTGGCCTATATATGCGTAAAGGCTGGCAAATAACTACCATATAAAAAAATTAACTTGCACATAGCTTGTTAATCTGATATAATATATATTAAGTTGTCGAATATGATACTTTTCTTTAACCTTTCAGTATTAGAAGCAGAAACCTTAGGAAATCCTAAACAAATGGTTGAAAAGCTTCGATTGTTTTATACAAAGAAACAGATACCTAAAAATAGTTATTCAAAAGTAAAACCTATTCGTAATTTAATTGGTAATAGTTATCTAATCAACCCAGATGGGTTTTTTGCTGATAATATAACGGATATAATTTATAAATCACAATATATACAGTTAGCGGGTAGACGAGATTATAGTTTATACAAACTATTTAACGTAAAATACTTAGACCTATCATACTTTAAAGATATTGATCTAGATAACATAAAAACAAACCCACTAATCACTATAACACAAAACAAAATATACTTCAAGTACGAGGAAAATTAAAAATGGCAATTAGCTTCAAGAACACAAAAGGCAAAGCACAATCAAACAAAGTCGAATCTTACGAATATAAAGATGGTGAGAATGTAGTACGTTTAGTTGGTGGAGTTCTCCCCCGCTATATTTACTGGTTGAAGGGTTCTAATAACAAGGACATTCCAGTAGAGTGCTTGGCATTTAGCCGCGACAAAGAAAAGTTTGACAATCTACAAAAAGATCATGTGCCTGACTTTTTCCCAGATCTAAAGTGCAGCTGGTCATACACTGTCAATTGTATTGACCCTAAAGATGGTAAGGTCAAAGCCCTTAACTTAAAGAAAAAGCTTTTTGAACAAATTCTGACAGCAGCCGAAGACTTAGGTGATCCTACAGACTTTGACACTGGCTGGGATATTGTTTTCAAGCGAGTAAAAACAGGCCCATTGGCTTATAATGTTGAGTACCAGTTGCAAGTGTTGCGTTGCAAGCCTCGTCCACTATCAGATGCAGAACGTGAATTGGTTAATGCTTCTAAATCAATTGATGAAAAATACGTTCGCCCAACAGAAGATGAAGTGTTGGCTCTATTAACTAAAATCACTACAAACAGTGATGAAGATGAAAATGGTGATGCCGCCTCTGAAGCAGAGCGTGAAGCCGTTAAAGACTTAGGTTAAAACTATAGCCCGCAAAATTAAACACTTTGCGGGCTATTTTGTCTATAAAATATGAAAATACTATTTACAGCTGATGTACATATAAAATTAGGTCAGAAAAACGTACCTATTGAGTGGGCAAAAAAATCGTTTTCGTTTATTTGTTGAGCAATTTCAACAAATGCAAGAACAAGCTGATTTAGTAATTATTGGTGGTGATGTTTTTGACCGACTACCAACAATGGATGAAGTAGAGTTATATTTTGACTTTGTAGCTAGCTTTAATAAGCCAACAATTATTTATCCAGGTAATCACGAAATGCTTAAGAAAGACACTACTTTCTTAACAAATCTTAAAAAGTCAACTAATCGACTAAATCCTAAAGTAGAAATTATTGATGATTTTTACAGTCGAGACGGAATAGACATTATTCCATACAATAAACTAAAAGAATTTGAAAAAGCTCCACATCTAACACATGGTAAGATATGTTGTACTCATGTTCGTGGCGAAATCCCACCCCACGTCAAGCCAGAAGTTGATCTAGAATTATTTAAACGCTGGGATATTGTGTTAGCAGGGGATTTGCATAGCTATGAAAACTCGCAACTTAATATTCTGTATCCAGGTAGTCCTTATACTACTAGCTTTCATAGAAGTTCCGTGGACACTGGAGCTATCTTGCTTGATACTGATGCTATGGATCACGTATGGCTCAAATTCAACTTACCTCAGCTTATCAGAAAAACCGTTGGAGTCTCTGACCCTAAACCAGCGACAGATTTTGACCATACCATTTACCAAGTTGAAGGTGATATGCACGAACTTGGAGAGCTAGAAGATTCCGAGTTAATTGATCGTAAAGTTATCAAGCGAGATACAGACAGTGCGCTAATGCTAGACCCTGAAATGAGTCTAACCGAAGAGGTCAAAGAATATTTAACCTATATCCTAGAACTTCCAGATGAAACTGTAGAAGCTGTTTTAAAGGAAATGCAGAATTATGCAGAAAAAATTGAGTCATCTTAAAGCAGAAGTTTGGTCACAAACAAACTGTCCAGCTTGCACCGAAGCAAAAAGACTACTAGAGCAAAGATCAATTAGCTACAATGAATGTATGCTTGGTATCAATGGCTATAGTAAAAAAGATTTAATCGCTAAAGTTCCAAACGCACGTAGTGTACCACAAATCTTCTTAGATGGAGAACTAATTGGCGGATTACACGAATTAAAGAAAAGACTAGTAGAATATGATAACAATCAAAAGGCTGAGTTGGAGTAATGCGTTTAGTTATGGAAAAGATAACACAATAAATTTCGTTGCTGCGCCACTAACGCAGCTTGTAGGAAAGAACGGGCATGGAAAGAGTTCTATAGCCCTAATCCTTGAAGAAGTTTTATTTAATAAAAACTCCAAATCAATCAAAAAAGCGGACATTCTAAACCGCTATGTAAAAGATAAAAACTACAGTATCGAGCTTGAATTTGAGCGAGATGGTACTGAATATCAAATTAAAACTAGTCGTGGTACTAGTCAAACAGTAAAACTGTTTAAAAATGGGGCAGACATTAGCGCGCATACAGCCACAGCTACTTATAAAATGATTGAAGACATTCTAGGGTTTGAC